TAGATGCACTGCCCAGAAATCCGTCAAGCACCATGCCATTTGTCTGCGTACACTGAGAAATCAGGTAGGCGATCAATGGGACAGGTTTACTGGATGGGTGTCCGCAGCCGTCTTCCTTGCTGTTTTTGATACGGTCAAATTCAAATACCGTTTTCTGTTTCTGATCACCATACCAGATATGCTTTCCGTCCTTACGCCAACCCCAGATGATCGGTTCATGAATGTATTTCCAGTCGGTACGAGTGAGAACAAGGCGGTCTTTCTTCCATACAAGACCTGCACCCACCTTAAATCCTGCATCTTCATATGCATCATGAAATACACGAGCCTTTGACGTCGCATAAAACACATAGATGCTTGCATCTTTTGCCATGGATTCCTTGAATCTCTCAAATGCGGATTTCAGAAATTCATAGCCCTTTTCATCGTCAAGGTCATCGTTTTTGATCTTGCCGGATGTACTTTCCAGATTGACAAGATACGGCGGATCGGTACAAACCAGATTGACTTTTGTATCTCCCAAAAATGCTGTATAGGTTTCAGGCAAAGTGGAATCTCCGCAGATGACTGTATGTTTTCCAAGATGCCAGATATCGCCGGTTTTGGATTTGCAGGGCTTTTCCAGTTCTGCATCTACATCGAAATTATCTTCTTTCGCTTCATCGCTGTCAATTGCAAAGAGGTCAGCGATTTCTTTTTCATCGAATCCGGTCAAACCAAGGTCAAAACCGAGATTCTGCAACTCTTCCATCTCAACAGCAAGGAGTTCTTCATCCCAGCCGGCATCTAATGCCATTCTGTTATCAGCAAGAATATATGCCTTCTTCTGCGCTTCGGTCAGGTGATCGGCAAATACACATGGCACTTCTGAAATATTTTCTGCTTTTGCCGCTTCGATTCTGCCGTGACCAGCCAGCACATTGTATTCCCGGTCGATAATGACAGGATTCACAAACCCAAACTCACGCAGAGAAGAGCGAAGTTTCAGGATCTGTTCCTTGTTGTGGGTTCTGGCATTGTTGGCATATGGCACTAACTTGTTGATGTCAACAAGCTGAAATTCTGTAGTTGTGGTCATCGGTAATTCCTCCTCTGCTGGATTCTGAGCATTCCTTTTCGGGCAGCATCAATATTGCCTTTTACGGCTTGTCCCTTGATAGTTCTATATTGCTGTTTTGTAAGGAACGGCTTATTATTTTTCAGTTCTCTCCAAAATTGAATATCTGTTTTCATAAAAATCTCACTTTCTGCTTCTCAGCAATTGCTCCATCATATCCATTTCACCTGTGAGTGTAACTTCTTCTGAGCAATTTTCTTTTACGATCTGATAGATCTGAGCCCATATTTGTTGTGCCTGTTTCATAAAACTTTGACTCATTGCAACAAAAGGACTTTGAATTGGTGACTGAGGACACGTCGGATGTTTTCCAAGCAATCCATATGAACTGATAGCTTCTTCACACTGCTGCCAACGTGCAACAGACATTGCATATTGTTCGATCATTGCCGGAGAAACAAGACGCTCACACTGAAAACCTTTCAGCCAAAGCCAGGTATCTCTGTAGATTTTATCCGCACCAAGGGGTGTTCCGTCACGCTGCCTTGCAGATAGGATCTCACTTGGTTTCGGCATATCTTCTCCTAACAATTCAGGGAGATCGTCAGGCACTTTGATTTGTGTCAATGTTCTTCCTCCCGGATTCCCAGATGCAATTTTTTCGGAAAGTGCTTTTTTCGGTCGCCCCGCACCAGGTCTTGCACCGCCACGATTAGTACCGTCTCTTGCCATGATCTCACCTCCCTGTAAAATCAAACATTTCAGTATTCGGGCATAAAAAATCCTGGCATTGCTGTCAGAAAAATATCGTAATTTCGGCATTCTTTGATTTTGGGCATATACCCTCTTAGAATACGCTTGCTGCGTGCGTGAGAGGGACCACCGGTCTGTGTTTTGTCCATTTTTAGGGATTTTTTGACCCCCGGGGCTGTTTTCTCCTAAAAGCATAGTGGTTTTAGGAGAAACTTGAAACTAATAGGAGTAAACAGGTCTGCTGTCCTCATTGCCGGTCTTTTTATCGTGGCACGGTTTGCATAAGGCTTGCCAGTTGGATTCGTCCCACATCAAAACCGGGTTGCCACGGTGCGGAATGATATGGTCGACCACTGTTGCAGGAACATATCTGCCTTGCTGTAGGCAATGCACACACATCGGGTGTTTACGGAGATACTGTTTGCTAAGCCTACGCCATCTGCTGTTGTAACCACGCTTTGCAGCTGACGGTCTGTCAGGCTGTTTATGTACCTCACAGTATCTGCTGTCGGTAAGGTTCGGACAGCCTGGATAACTGCAGGGGTGTTTACTCTTTTTCGGCATTGCAACATTCCTCAAGGTATCTGTCAAGCGACTTCAATGCTTCGCCGTGAAGATTTTTTACAAAGCCTACGCTTGCTTTCAGTTCGTAAGCAATCTTATGCCAGCTATAACCAAGACAGTAGCGGTAATGGAGAAGCGTATACTGCATTGGATCATCAACGTTTAAGAGTTCATTTATCAGATGAACACGATGAATTGCGTAATCAGATGCCTCGTCCATAAGGTCAACGATAAGTTCCTCAACGGTTTCAATGGCATTCTGATTTGAGAGGTTGTTAATGGCGTTCTTCAGGTATTCCGCCTGTCCATAACATTCCTTGGTTTCGCTTTCAAGCTTCTGAATCGTTCTTAGATATTCTCTTGCTTTCATACTGTACCTCCGTCAGGACATAAAAATAGCCACAGCAGATTTCTCTGCCATGGCTTTTTCGTTATCTTATTTTCCAGTTTATATTATAACACATATTGAAAGTATCTTCAAGTCCCGTAAACTCCCACGAACTCCCAAATTTTAAAGTTTGGATAACGCATTGCTGTGAACCCTGTATCCGGCCGATTTGCTATAGCCCATTTCGTGAAATACTTCATTCCAACTTTTAAACTCGATATAACGTTTATACATCAGATCACGTTCATCTGGGTTATCCAGTTTTTGCAGTGCTTCAAGAAACGCTGATTTCAGTGCAGACAGTTCATCAAAAGCAGCGTCTGCTTCTCTGTCAAGGTCAATAGCACGGTTGATACTGTCGGACATTCTATGCGGATTATGCGTTGCTGTTTTTGGCATATCGCTGAATGCAGGTGAGGAAGGAGAACTCTCACAAATGCGGATACTCTCTGCCTCACGTCTTTTTCTTTCAATTCGCCTGAGTAATATTTTTGCTTCTTTCATGTATTCTTTTGCTGTCACCCTGCACTCCTCCTTATCATCTGCATAAGTATTTTTCCATCACAATCCGAAAGGACATCAAACCAGCCGGAACAGAAGAACTTTTCCAGACTGACCCTTCCGT